CACGACTATGCATGCGCACATCCTGATATACTGGGCGTATGAATTGCGCAAGCGTGGCATTCTGTCAAAGCGCGAAGCAGCTCATGTTCTGTGTCTGATTGATGATGCTGCAACCGTGATTGCTCTCGAAGGTGATGTGGAGAGTTGCACTCAAAAGGCCATACGGGCACGTGAGCTTTTAGCACAGACTTATTCAAACCTTGGGTTTGAGATGGATGACGTTAAGAGCTTCTTCTCATCGATAAAGTTTGTGTATCTAAACGAACTGTACATCGATGGAACACAGGTAATGCACGGGTGCAAAACGATAATGCGGATTGATCGAGATTTCACCCGCCGATTTTCATCCCTCCCTGAGAACATAGCCACCGCATTCGGGACTGCAGCATCTGCTGCTATGTTGGGAGCTGACCCAATTGTGTCTTACTTTATTGCAGCTATGCATTCATTCATTTGGGTGTTCCGAGCACTGCCAGCACTAATTGAAGAGCCAGGCCATGTTTTATTCGCCATGGCACTAGCCCCAGTAACTCTCAATGGCCTAGGAGTTCGTGCTCTGACGAGTGTCATGGCAACCGGTGAGGCCGACCATCTCACTTGGTATATAGAGATTGTAGGCAACATGTGCTCAATGCTCAACGTTCCTAGACTTGACAAGGTATTCAACCACATTTTGAGTCAACCAATTACCACTCGCGACGCAATTGCAGTGTTTCAAAACCCGACGACTGTGTTGGCACAGTCCCATCGCTCAGCCGCATCCGCTATTCGGCAAGCTTTCAGAGAGGCATCAAGGAGCCATGGTCTTGCTGATCCTTTTGGCCAACTCGATGGAATTGAGACTAGTCCAGAATACATAGCTGTAGTCAAGGATATTCTTGAAAGTGGCACATATGAAGCAGCCGTATTGGAAGAAATATCAGCCAGCATGCCAGTTGCTTTTGTTGATGAGGTCATGGCCAGGGTGGATAGGACCGAGTTAGTATCATATCTTTTGGGTCCAACAGGAATCGCCAGAGTCAGAAGGAGAGTCCAGGCATGTGATGCCCACAACTTAGAGGTGCTGCTGGACCTCAGCCGTGGCCCTTCATCCAACCTAATTGACTTCGTGCATGAAGTTGAGACCAGTGGGTCCTTTGCCGTGGCAAAGAACCTCCGCGATAAATCACTACTAGCGTCAGGGTTTCATGTCATCAATCACACGTACCCGTGCCCTTTTGCGTTATGGTCATTTGCAGGGCCAATCGAC